GCATTCCATTTTCTAAAGTTAGAAACAGTTTCACCTCTATTAACCTCAACATTTGTAGTTCCAATACAATTATAATATTTAGCTAAAAGATAACAAATATGGTCGGCTTCTTCAAGTTTATCAGTACGACCATAATAAGAAGCAACAAGTTTTTGTTTATATCCATTAATAGCACAAGGATTCATCCAAACTTTAATGCTATTATGAGAATGACGATTAGTAATTTCATTTTTATCTTTATCGATACCAACAGGGTCATAAGTTATACTATAACGGCCATTAGGTATTTCTTTCTTAGTTTGATAAGCATTTGAAATAATATCATATTCAGGAAAGAAAAAAATTCTAACACACCCATGAGGGTTTTCATTACTCCTACGAGGAACACCTTGAATATAATCAAATACTTGTTTTCCTTGTTCTTTCAATAATTTATTTGAAGTAAATTTAACACCTCCAGCAACTTCTTCTAATGCTCCGTCAATATAAAATTTCAAATCTTCATCAATACGAAGTCTATTTTCCCAAGCAGTAAGTTCTTCAGAACTAAATATATTTTCAGTAGCACTGCTGAAAGATTCAGCAGGAAAATTAGCATATTGTCCAAGATAATTAATATAATCTGCATAAGTTTTTGCACTTTCTTTTTTCTTAATACGCTCTCTTTTTGCTATTTCAAGACCTACAAGTATATTGCTATTTCCGTTTTCATCAACTCCTTTAACACCAGCAATTTCTCCTTGAAGTCCCCAACAGTAAGGCTTAAAAAAACCACAAACTTCATTACGAGAATCTCTATCCCAAACATTTTCAAAAGGCATGAAATTAAAAGTTTTAGGATTATAAAAATTCTGTTCAAAAGTTTGCATATTACCTGAAGTAGCAGTTCCCCAAGCACAAAGAAAACCAGTTGTATAAGCACCTGTTCTCATAGCAGGTTCAGTAACATTCATAAATTCATCAAAATTTTCCATAGTAGAAACTTCTTCTACTTTGACTTTAATGGCATCTTTACCAATTGCACAATCAGGATTGTTCATAGCAGAAACAGAAAGCAAAGAACTACCCCAAGATTTATCTGCTTCTGTACCATTAGGTAACTTATAACCAAGACGAAAATCAGTTTTCATTGTACTAAGAATACCTCTAACAAAAGGAGTATTTTGTTCATAAAAACGAATATCTTGTGTAGCAAAATCTGTAAGACCTCCTTTTTGAGTAAGATATTTTGAATCAGCAGCCACATGAATAACTACTTTACGAGATTGAAGATTTACAGTATTTGCAGAGTCAGAAGCCATAATATAAGAAAATCCTCCACGACGAGTTTTATCTATAAGAAAATGAAAACCATTGTTTTGTGCAAATTCCATTGCATGGAAAGTCCAAAATTGAGCATCAATAAATTTAGGAAAATTATAATATTTTTCAGCAGTATTTATATTACCAACTTTAACAGTACTTTCTTTTAATTGTTCAATACGTGTATAATTAAGAAAATTATAATGAGAACCTGTAATTCTAACATTATGAATACTACCGTCCGGATATAAAAGACATGGTGCAGTAAAACCATTTTTACGTCTATATTGTTCTCTCTTTCTTACTTGACGATGAGGAATACTATCAACTTTATAAGTTGTAAATACTTTATTTCTATTAAAATAATCAGCCATTTCAACTAAAAGTTCAGTATTGATAAACCTAACACCTGGCTGAATATTCATAAGGAAACCTCCACTATCGCCTATAAGAAATAAATCATCAGGGTCTTTATATCCACAATCTTTAGCGTGTTTATAATGTGATTTATCCTCATTAATATAATCTAAGAAAGGATAATTATCCATTTACTTTAAAATTAAACCAATTAAAAGACCTATAATACAGCCACTACCTATAATAGTAACTGTTTTATAAGTCTTTATATTTTTAGAAAGTTTTTCGTTAAGAACTGTTGTATTAGCAACTTCTTTTCGACATTCTCCAATAATAATATTTTGTTCTATAATATATTTATCTTTTTGAATTATAAGAGAATCTTTTAAATCATTAAGGTCTTTATAATATTTTCTTTCAATAAGTTTAGCATTAATTTGTTTAATTTGTTCAAGGTTAATAGTAATACTAGTATCAGCTTTTTGGCAAACTCCCTGTAAAGGAGTGTGTCTATTACTTGCCATCAACAAGTTCCCAAAAGTATTTAATACTACTAGAATCATTAAGATTCTTAATATATTCAAGTTGCATTTCATAATAATTATTTGTAAAATTAATTTTATTATTAATATTATTAATATTAGCATTAATAGAATCTCTTTGATTCTTTCGATAAGTAGTATCTATTTTAGCGTTTCTATATTTATCTAAATCAGATTTAAGAACTTTAATTGTCCAACCTTGATAAAAACAAAACCCAGCTAAAAAGAAAAGTACTACGGTTAAAAGTATTAATGAGAAATCCATTTTAATTTTCATATTAAAGGTGTTTAAGATTATAAAGAAGAGCCTCAGTAATTTTGTTTGTAGGAGTCATACCAAGACTTGCAGAAATAGCTATTGCAGCAGCTGAACATCCTCTATTAACACAATCATCAAAAATCTCATTAGCAATTTTTTGAACTCGAACAGAATCTAATTCAAATCTGTCCCAATATTCTTCTTTATAAATATCTTTGATACAAGCGGTAAGCCAATTATTAGCTTTAAGTCTTTTATTAATCCCAATAAGACCATTAATTCTTTTATCTTCATCTATAACTTTCCAAATTCTTGATTTAGGATGCGCTCTTCGACTAATACCCATATACGTTTCTCCACCAGCATCATTGGGGTCATTTACGTATCCCCCTTCATGAAAGATAGTTCTTTGAAAAGCAATGTCAAAATTAGCCATAATATATTAATAATAGAACCAATCATCTGCAAGAATATCAGTATTAGAGGGATTCCAATGTTCCACACAAGGAACATTATCTTCATTAATCCAACAAGAAGAGATAATAGCATTCCCTTTAACACTGCCGTAATGTTCAGCAAGAGTTTTAAGATTAGGGTCAGAACACATTTCTGGCTTTATTAAAAATACTGGCTTAATCCAAAGAAATTTACCAGTTCCATTCCAAGCTTTCCTGGAAACTTGTTCTCCAGCTTTAAGCTTATTAAGTGCTTCACTAAAATCCATAATTTTATTTTAATTGTTTAATGTACGTTTAATCCAACCTTTATAATATTTCATTTGAGAAGGTTTCTTATCAACAATATCAGTATATTTTCTGATACGTTCAAGTTTATATTTATAATAAAAAGTATTAGCTTTAGCATCTTTAATTGAATCTATATAAAGTTTTATTTTTTCATCTCTTTTAGCAAGTTCAGCTTCATATAAATCTATATAATCTTGTTTAATACTTAACTGCCTGTAAAGAGAATCAATAATTTTTGTAGTACTATCTTGATAATTTCTATTAATTCTATCAGCATCAATTACAATAGTTTCAATTCTTCTTCCACAACTTATAAAAAGAAAACTGAAAATTAATAAAATTTGTAATTTTTTCATATTTAATCAAAAAGACTTTTAGAAGAAACACGAGTAGCTTGAACTTCTTTATAACGGTCAAGAAGTATTCTTTTAACTTCATTATTAAGATAATTCATTTTATAAAATGTAGTTTTAGGAACAGGATTGTTCTTAATATGATAAAGCCCATCAGGAAATCTCTTAGGCATATTATATTTATTAAGAACAAAATCAGAATCAATATGGCAAAGCCACAAACCTTTACAAGGTATTCCGAGAGCAAATTCAACCATATAAGCATACATACTCAATTGAAGATTATAAACACTTCCATTACAGTCAGGAAGATTATTTACAGGAGCAAGAAGAGTATCATTTTTTCTAATCCATTCATTTGTTTCTTGAGCAGGTTTAGTACTTTTATCTTTTTTATAATATCCAGATTCAAATTTAAGTCCTCCCCTATTTGTTTTCCAATCTCCAATAACAAAACCGTCATCTTTTATACAAAGAATATCAATAGTTCCTGAAATAAGATAATCAATAAGGAAAGCACCAATTTCTGAATAAATTTTATATCCTTTAGAAATATAAAAATCAAATACACTATAAATTTGAGGATATTGATTATTAGTAAGAAATTTAAATTCTTCAATATCAAGTTCTTTAACTTTTATATCAATATTTGGAAGGTCTGCAACAGTTATCATTTGACCATTAGGAAGCCTCATATATTTAATTGCTTCTCTAAACATTGAACTGCCCTTAACTCCATCTTCAAGCCCATTATGGGTTTTAGTACCACGAGCACAAGCTTCATCTTTAATAGCATTCCATTGAGCCTCAATTCTTTTTTCAGACATACCAAGTTCTTTAGCTTTACGCTTAAGCCAATAATCCTTATCAAACTTGTTATGATAACTACCTAAAAGTGTAGTAACAGATTTATAGTCATTTCCTAAAGTATCATTATATTTATGTGGCCCTTCATCAAAAACAAGTCTAACGTCTTGGTATCGAGTATCTCTAAGAGTTAACATTATAACTTTATGTTAAATTTCCTCATCAGCGTCCATTGAAGAAGTAATAGATTTACCACCTCTTGCAATTTGTTCTTCTTCCTCATTACGAAGATTTTCATAAGCTTCTTTAATAGCTTTAGTAAGATTAGGAATTTCTACAATCCTTTTATTAACGGCATCAATAAGATTAAGTATAGTAGCAATGTCTTCTGTTGTTACAGCCCCATTAAGTTTTTTATTAAGTTCTTCATTAATTCTATTAGCAGCAAGAGAAGAAATATGTACAGATTTTTGAAGAACTTCAAGAGCAACACCAGCTTCAGTTATATTTTGTTTATAATACTTATCAATAAGTTTTAAAACAAGACCGTCAGGTGTATAGTTTTCTTCAAGATTAAAATTTTCTATTGCTTCTTTAAGACATTCATTATCACTACACCCTTTTTGCCTACAAGGACTTTTTGGGTCTCCAAGATAATAAATAACTCCGCACTCAGCAATATATCTTTTTTTATCTTGAGTCTTATCTCTACTATAAAGAGCTAAAACATCTTTATCAAGTAGTTGTCGTGGATTAGGAGCACAAGGCATTCCAGATTCATCAACACTAATAATTTTATCAATATTTACTTTAAACTTCATAATAATCTTCGTCACTTAATGCTTGATAGGCATCTTCAACATCTTGCTCAAAAGGAACATAATCTAACATAGACCAAGCAAACAACCAAGTTTCAGCATAAACTTTACCGAATCTTGTAAGTAACTTTTCGTATTTAGATTTTTGTTCAATTCTAACTTTACGCATATAAGTAAGATACTGTCGTTTAATTCTAACTCGTTCAGCACATTCTTCTTTAAGTTCTCGATAGAATTGTTTAAAATCTTCACGAGTCATATGATGACGACTAAGAGCAATAAGCGTTCTTTCAGATTTAAGTTCAACAGCAACTTCATTCTTTCCAAGCATACCTATGTATGGAATTGCAACAACTTTATTGCTTTTAATTCCATCATAGATGCACTCTTCAAGATTTTTAATAATATCTGACATAATTTTATTATCTTCCTCAGTAGGAAGATTAAGAATAGGAACTACATCTTTATAATTCCATTTTTTAATTAAGCCAGAATCTATATCTTCATAAGAATCAGAAATATCTTGATTAACTAAAGTTTCCTCCATTTAATTGAACTTTAAAAGGGTCTTCAAGTTGGTATCCGATTTTAAAAGCTCCTTTAATAGCACTTTCAGGAATAATTTTAAATTCAAGTCCAATAGCATCAAAAGAAATTTCACGAGTAGTACATTTTTTTGCTAATTCTGAATCAGAATTAATAAAATCAATCATACGACTAACATTAGCTTTAGTATTAATTGGACAATGAGTTGCAAGTTCAATATCGCTTTTATTAATAACAAGACCATCTCCTACTTTAAATTCTTCTTTAAAAGTTTCAGTGTACTTTGCAAGAATAGGAAGAACTTTAATAGTTTGTGGTTTAGAATTTTTACCTAAAAAAGCAAGGTCAAAAGAAGTTGTTTGATATGCTAACGCAACAATACAATAATACTTTGGAAGTTTAATGTCTTTTGTAAGATTTTCAAGAACTTTTGGAGTAATCTCATCAAGACTTTCAGGTACAGCTATTGCAAAATCAGCTTTGTTGTTTACAAGATTATACATAATATTTTAATGTTTTGGTTTAATTATTTTTCTTGGGTTTATAATAGAACCACCTTCTTTAAGTGTTTTCATAATTTAAATATTAATTCCAGCAGAAGTAATTTCTGGATTAAGTTCTATAACAACAAATTTAGCATCTATTAAATTAATATTAGAGATAAAATTATATTTATCAATAACTTTAATAGTTCCGTTAGGAATACATCTTATTATATGTCTATCCAATAAACAATTAATAGCTCTATAATAAGTTGTTTTAGATTTGCCATAAAAATTTACAGCAGTTTTAACAATCTCATCTTGAACCATTCGTTTATTATTATAAACACACCAATAAATAGCAGTAAGACATTCTCTTTCAGCTTTAGGAAGTTCAAGGGTACAAGTGAATATTTTACAAAGATTAAGAAATTTAATATCTATATCACTATCCCCTTTAGATTTAGTATTATCACAAACAAACTTAACTATTTCCTCATCTTGAACAAAATGTGAAGATTCAAAATCAGTATAAGTTTTATGGCCAGTTCTATCATCAACATTAAGATTCACTATATCATAACTTTTACAATTTCTGCAACTAATATACGCATTTTTTGTAAAAATTCAAATAATGTTTATATTAGTCTTAGTAATCCTGCCTGTAAAGGAATTGTTATATTTAATGATATTATTATAGCTTATGATATGATTAATAAAACTGAAATAAAATTTACTGCCTTTAGTATTACTTCTGTTCGTGCTGAACAAAAGTTAGAAGATAATAATGCAACTCCTAAATTTAGAATTAATACTGATAAAAAAGGACAAATGTATTTTAGAGTTAAGCAAGAAGAATTTAATCGTCTTGAAAGACTTAGACAAAGTATTGCTTGTACTCCTTTTGAAGTTAAAGATAAATATCCAAGTTCAATGCCTGTTGATACTGTTATTAATGATGGAATTTATTGTTTAATTGAGCCTTATAAATTATTTGAAATAGCCGATAGACTTCCAAAGAATTGTTTTAAATATTTTCTTATTATTTGTAAAGAACTTCTTCCTGATACAAATATTATTACTTTAGTTGGAACAGAAGTTGCTAAAAAATATGGTTTTAATGTTAGTCATATTCAACATTATAATGCTATTCTTTGCGATTTACAAATTATAGTTAGAACAGATGTTCAAAGCACTTTTGTAATTAATCATAATATTATTTATAAAGGCGACCTTAATAAATTTTCTAAAAATTATAAAGAAATTTATAACGATTCTGTTCCAGAACGTATTAATTATACAAAAATAAAGCTTAGTAATAAAAAAGCTTATGTTAACAAGAATAAAACGGATTAAAATTGCAGATGAAAGAAAATATCTTATCGAATATTGTATTGATTCTAATGAATGGAATTTTATTATTAATGAAGATAATGATTTTCCTAAATATTTTAATAATTGTGAAATAGCTGAAGATTATGCACAGCAGTTTGAACAATATCATTTTCTTACTGGTTGTGTTAATAATACAGGTAGATATAATACTAATCTTGAAGAAGAAATTAAAATGATTGAACAAGTAAAGTTATGAAAGAATTTTATAAGCATTCAAAAAATTATCGTTGGAGTATTAGTCATATTCATATAAAATATGCTAACTATAAAGATGATTATAAAAAAATTTTATTTAAACCTGGTTTTCGTTATCATAAATTTATTTTAGATAAAAGTATTGCTTTTTATTTTAATATTCATCATAAAAATTATATTAGCAGTTATATGGTAACTGTGCCATGTACAATAAAAAGAATTAGTTCTAACTGTGCTTAACCTTATAATGGTAATAAATATTCTATAACACATTCAAGTCGTCTTAGTCGTGATGATTAAGACGACTTTTATTGTGTTTATTAATATATAAAAATAAAATTATCAAAATTATAAAATTTAGTTTATGGTAATATTAATAAAGATTATAATAGAACTTCTGATTATCTTTCATTAGAAAAGATTAATCTTGTTATAGATGGTTATGATTAGTGCGCTTGCCCTTGTTCAGTAGCAGATTATTACAACCCTGCCCGTAGAGGAATGAGCTATTGCAATTCTAATTATTGCTTATGGTAAGATTCATAATGATATTTGTTGTAATCATTATCTTATGAGTGGGCAAGATGATGCCATTCCTTTACAGGCAGTTGAACTCAATGACACTTAGTGTGTCTTTGAACCTAATGCTATTAAACGTGCTAATGATTTTGTTTGATGTATTATTGATATATCTTTAAGATATAATACTGTCATATAGTTAAGTGATTGATTATTAATGTATTAGAAAATCATAACTATGAGCTGGAGTTCACAATTATGAATTTTTTAGTGCCGTTGTATGAACTATATTCGACAAATTACTATTTTTGTGAAGTATGATTCATTCTTTAATAATTTAATTATGGAATTTAGATTTAATAAAAGAGTACTTAAAGGTTATGGTATTAAAGTTAGTGCTAAATCAGTGCAAGAAGCATCTAAAATAATGCCTACAACTTTTAATTTAGATTATGATTCTGTTACTAAATGTTGTTTTGATGATGTTGTTAATGGTTATATGATTAGTCTTGGAAAAGATTATGTTAAAAAAGAACCATTTAGTATTATTAGCATTGCTTTAACTTTAAACTTTCCTAAACTTTCTAGACCTGCATTGCTTCTTGTTGGTTATATTGCTTCTAAAATTCAATTTGATTCAAACTATATTGAGCTTAAAGAAAAAGATTTTGCTGGATATTCTGGACTATGTAATAGGTCTTTCTTTGATGGAATAAAAGAACTTACTGAAATAAAAGTTTTAGCTATTACTAATCGTAAATCTGTGTATGTTGTTAATCATAATATGATATTTAAAGGTAATCTTGAAAAGTTTATTACTACTTATAAAGAACTTTATGGGAAACCTTGCGTTGTTGATGAACAAGGACGTATTGTTATTAATAAATAAGCTATTGTTATGGGTTATCAAAATGATATTACAGTTCATAAAACTGTTGTTTATAATGGTTATTGTAATAATGTAATTAATGATATTAATTATTATAATTATCTTAAGTATTGCAACGATATAATTGGTTCTATTATAAAAAATCCTAATAATGCTGATATTGCAAGTGATTGTAATCTTAAACTTATGGATATGAAATATGATAAATAAAGAAAATGATAGGACAGGTGGAATTAATAATTCTGCTTGTCCTATTTCTTTTATTGTTGTTTGTGATGAAGTTTGTGATGAAGTTTGTTTTGTTGGTTATAATTTTCTTTGAGGAAAAATCGAAAAGCTGCTCGCTGTATTATTGTCATAATCTAATATTATTCTAATATTAGATTATTCTAATATAATATAATATAATATATAAATAAATATATAATATAATATAAATAATATATTATTATATAATAATATTATATAAATATAATATTATTATAATGTAGTATTGGATAAAGACCGAAGTCTTGGTGATAAAGTTTGTAATAAAGTTATAGATTTTATTTATGATAATATTAATGATTTTCTTATAGGTAAATTTAATGATTTTATTTATGTTGAATTTATTATTAATTTTATTATTAAACTTATGATTAGATTTATTAATAAAATTAATCTTGTAATTAATAATTAAAATATAATTGTTAAAGATAATAATATTGTAGAAATTTATTTGATTAAAGTTATTGTTTATTATGATAATTATAATTATTGAGATTTTGACAATAATATTGATATTTTAGTTTATAATTTTGTTATTGTAGTTTTTAAATATAATATTGAGTTTCGGTTTGTTATTGTAATATAGGTCACCTTATAGGAAATAATATTGCTGAACCTGGTATTAGAAATATTATTTATTTTATTACTTTTATTAATCATTGTGTTTATGTTTAAAGTATTAATTTTCTTTATAGTAAAGAAAATATTTTTAATGTTATTAAATTTATGATTTTTCTTTATAGTAAAAATAAGTATAATTGTAATTTAGGTTTATTTGTGTAAGATAGTGCCACCTTATAGAAAGTAATAAAAGTAGAGTTTGTGTTAAAAATAATATTTTTGTTGGTTTTATAGTTAATGATAAAAATAATTTTAGTAGTTATGTTTTTAGTTATTATGAAAGCGCTTATAAATAAAATATAAATGTAATTGTTAAAGGTGACCACCTTATAGGAAATAATAATAATGAAATCTATTTTATTGTTGCTATTGATTATGAATATTATTTTTATTATTTCATTTGTGGTGTTATTTATAATGAAATAGATAATGATAAATATAGGTTTATTATTAGTGGTGTTTATGATTGTTGTTTTGTTTATTTTTTTTATTAATATTTATGATAAAGGGAATGATAATGAAATTAGGTTTGTTGTTATGAGAGATGGCCATCTTATATGAAGTAATATTGTTAAATTTAATAATATAAAATTAAATGTAATTGCTAATTTTATTGCAATAAGAAATATTAATTGTTTTATTGTTATGAATGATTGTACTGATTATTATGAAATTAAATATAATGTAGGTTTAGTTTATTTGTGTAAGACTGGGCCACCTTATAGGAAGCCCCCGGTGCTTCAATAAGACTTGAAGTCCCCCGTCAAGTTCCATATAGAAACCTCATACTTGGATACTATTATATTCTTGGAATTACTGAAATAATTAATTCTATCACATTAGATGATGATACTTATTCTGATGTTGATGTTTCTTTTGTATCTATTAAATAAAGTTTATCTCATGAAAACTTTTGATGTAGTTTCTGTTGCTCTTGCTACTGAAACAAGAGCAACTGTACGTAATGGCAAATTATTTGTTATTACGGATACCGAACTTCCATCTGCTGATGGTGACACAAGAATGACTGCTTTCCTTGATAAAAAGCAGTTTGTATCTGCTCTTCTTAAGCACAATGGTGCTTCTAAGTTTGTTAATGACAAACTCATAGAAGAGCTTGATGTCAAAGTTGGGGACAACTATGTTTCCAAGCGTGTGTATAATGATTATGCAATTGCTTATGCAGCATCTCATTGCTCTTATGTTCTTCGGCCTGTTCTTATGGAACTTGGAGACACTTATGACAGGGGTAATGGTGAAATAGGCGTTATCGAAACAGCTTATGTTAAATTCGACATTATTGGAGTTGTTCCTGATGAAGCTATGTCTGCCGCTCTTGCTAAGTATGCTGATGCTGAACGTGATTTCTTCGGATTCTAATTCATTTGCTCCTCCTTATCACGGAGGAGGAGCATTTAATCTTGTTTTCATTATGAAAATTCTTGCTTATCTTGTTTTTGGACTTGATAAAGTCCTTTACAATGTTTTTGGGGTTGTTACTCCAATTAGACGTGCTTATTGGCGTCGTGAAGCAAAAAAGCTTCAAAAGGCTCTTGATTATCAACATAATAAAGTAGCTAAATATAATAGCTATGCTGCCGATAAAATGACTGGCAGATATTATGTTGAGAATTATGGTATGATTGATTCTATCCATGAACTCAATCATCTTGGTTAGATATAGGGTGGTTCTGGTACTAGAGATAGTACCAGAACTTCTTTTACAAAACCTCAAACTTATACTATTATAACTTTGGGTATTAATTCATTTTGAACTCGTTTTGCTTATGATGGTAACAGTTGTGAAAACTCTTATCATCATTCTTTTTATAAAACCTCAAACGGAAACTATTAAGATGTTGGTAGAAATAATAGTAACAGTTATTTTTACTTTATAAGTGGGATTTCTTCTCTTTAACGCTTATAATATTATGAAGAGAAGGTACTTATAAACTTATGCGTGGAATAATAGGTACTAATTTAGAACGCTTATAGCTAGGTTTGTCTCTGCCCATTGTTACAGCTATTTATGCTCGTCAAGAGACTAATGGCACTATCAATATGATAGTGCCATTATGTTTTATATTAACCTCAAACGGAAACTATTAAGATATTGGTAGAAGTAATAGTAACAATTACTTTGCCTATGATAATATTTTGTCAAGAATGTATTATCATACATTGGATTATAATTCTTGACTATCTTTCGTACGACTGTTATATTTGTAGGAGCAAATATATGTTGCAACGATTGTACAAAAGATATAATTATTAATCGTATTTGCAATTACGATTATTAATTTACTCCTAACCGTATAGTTCCAATGCTATACGGTTTTATTTTTTATATTAACCTCAAACATAACAATTATAATATTGGCTGACATAATGATAAGCATTGTGTTAACCGTAACTTTAAAATTTATTATATTATGGCAGATGTCATTGCAAATGCTCCTGAAGTACAAGGTACTCCAGTTGAGCCACAAGTTGCAGTAAGCTCTAATGGGGCTAAAACTGTAAGTAAAATTATCAGTAGTATTATGGCTACCGGTAATGCTGTAAGGTATAAGAATTGTCTTGTTAAATCTTGTAGAGTCGAAGAAGAAGATAATTATACAAGAGTTAGTATTACTCTTGGTAATGAAGTCACCGGTTTTCTTCCAGATGCTTCTGGTAATTATCTTCCTGCTCAAGTTACTACCGTATTCAGCTCCGGATTTGCTTTGTCGGCTTGTCTTAAAAATAATGAAGACATCAGTTGGCTAGCGGGCATTATTAATGAAAATCCTAACGCCATTCGTGTTCTTCTTCCTGGTAGTAAGATTGATATTATTCGTCAGCTTGTAAAAGCCGGTGAAGAGTACATCAATCCTTTTACTACAAAATCAGCGGAAGATATTGTTCCAAGCGCCTTTGACCACGATACTTACATTACTCATATTGTAGGTATTGAACTTGGTAAGAATGGTTCCAAGTTTGCTGATATGCTTGCTATGAAAGTTATGGGATTTTAATCTCATAATACTCATAATGTAACTTATGGATATAATAATACTGTCAATGGTAGTTTTGTAACATTAGGTTTCGACTAAAATAAATTTTAGTCTTAAATTTAATACAGACTACTATTGACAATATTATTTATATTTACTATTTTTGACACAAACAAACCACGAGTGGGTTTGTTAATAATAAGACTTCTATTAATCAAAAACAATTTCAAGTTATGGCTAAAATGGCTGCTGCTCTTACAGATGAGCAAAAAGGTAAACTTGCAGAAATTTCTGCAAATGGTGCTGAATCTACTGATTCTAAAGAGAACAAAGGTGCAAAACGTAATCGTATTGACCCCGAAAAGGCTAATGAAAACAAAAAGCCTGCTACTGAAGAATCCTATGCTCGTAAACCTTTTATAAAAGGTAATGGAAACTACCATAAGCCTTTTAAAGGTAATACCGCAGAGAATATGGACGCTATCATTGAGCGCTTTGGTGAGTTTAATGTTAAAATTGCTACTCTTATGAAGTACAATGCTGAGATTAGACGTTTCACCGCTCTTGGTATTCTCAATTGGCTTACACAAAAAGGTGTTATTAATGCCAAATCAAAGTACGTTACTTTCAAGTGGAACAAATTTGTTGTTAGGGTCGACGGTCTTAATAAAGAATTTTCTTACAAAGAAGATTTCTTTATCAATGCTCTTGTAGCCAGCTTTGCAAGTTTTGCTAATTATGCAACATTTGTAATTAATGATTTCATTAAATATGAAATCGAAGCTAACGCTGATGATGTTCTTAATAGCAATGATATTGATGAACTTACCATCAAAGATGGCTTTGATAAGCCAAAAGAGGAAGTAACGGATTCCGAATAAACTGCCTGTAAAGGAGTTGTACCATATATTGCTTCTATTAGTTCTATTAACAAAAATCCCACTGATAAAGAGTCTGGAACTAATAGAAGCATTATTAAAGCAAACATTATAAATATGATTGATTTTACTAATCCCTATATCTATATTATTGGTATAATTCTTCTTTATGTTATCATTATGATTCTTAAAGTTCTAATAAAAACTTGTGATAAAAGAGCTAATGATAATATTTATAAGGATTATCCCTCTAAAGGCATAAAAGATTAAACTGATGAAAAATAACAATGATATGTCAATAGAAATATCTAATGATTATTATGCTAATGATTATGATGATGTTTCTGAGAAACAAACAAATGAATCAGTAGATGATTCTAATGATGATGCTGCTGAAACATTTGGTTATTAAGATTTCGTTTAATTGTAGTGTTATAACTATTACTAGTTGTGAAATGCGTAATAGTTTTCTTTATGGGAGTATCGTTTGAATTGGCAAGACTATTAATAAATGAAACAATTATTACAATAGTAATATTAATATTCAAGATAAGTATTGAGTTGAATCGCAAAAACTTTCCGAACATTCTCATTTAATTAATAATATAGGTTCGAATCCTATTACTTCCACAAATTAAAATCTTAATATTATGAATGATGAAAATAAAAAAGCATTTCGTGATTTAATGTCATTTCAAATTCCTATTCTTATTTGGATTATGACGTTAATTGTAGCACTTAGTGGTGTTGGAAATTATATGAATACTAATAATATTTCATTTTTTCCTATTGGAATTTTTATAATTCTTATTGGAATAATAAATCTTGTTGGTATTATTCTTGTCATTAAAAATCACGATAAAAACATATAGCGTTTTATTATTGACCTTATAGCTCAGTTGGTAGAGCATAACACTTTTAATGTTAGGGTCGCGAGTTCGAGCCTCGTTAGGGTCACAACACTAATTCTTTAAGCTGTTATATATTCTGTACATCTTCTAAGTACTATTTGTTGTGAAACACATAGTGCTTTCTTGCTTTGGTGGTGAAATTGGTAAACACGAGGGACTTAAAATCCCTTGAACTGTAATAGTTCTTACGGGTTCGATTCCCGTCCAAAGCACTAAATCTCTTAATGCTTGAAATGATATATAGCACAATAATATTAATAGAATAAATAATCCTTAATAAGTTAATATTATTGGAGATACTTTTAGCTAATTTTATAGGATACGTTGCTACTCTTAGGCTTATTTACGGACTTTAACTGAATAATAAATATAAGAGAATTGTTAATAATTATATATTTACTAATTATAGTAATAAAAGGACAAATGATTAGGTCATTGCAATTAGTAAATGTTATTGAATAGATTATCCTTTTATCGATACCAATAACTATTTTAATCTATATGAATATTTTCATTAAAGATTAATATAATCCCTAATTATTAACAATTATATTGAGGTATGGTGTAATGGTAGCACTACAGATTTTGGTTCTGCCAGTTCAGGTTCGAGTCCTGATATCTCAACAAAACGTTGTGATAACGAATCCAAGATATTTTACAAAGTTATTTGTTGTCATAAAACTATTAATGAACTTGTAAGTATCTTTTATCTTGGAAATTCAATTATTACCGTAATTGAATTTGGTAATGCTGGTATTAATAAGATTGCGTCATATCTTTATTAATGCCAGCATTATTTTTGTTTGTTATTTCAATTCTTTGACCACTTCTTTGACTTCTGAATGACTTTTATTCAATAAATGATAAACTATATCACTTATAGAAATAACATCATCAAAAAGCCTATAAATCAAGTAAAAATAATAAAATTTATAAATTTTTAATATTATAACTCATAATGAAATTATTCTTAAATTTACAGACTATTTTTGTGAATATGCTAATAAAATTTTTCTTAATAATTTTGATGATAAATATTTAACTCGACCTATTAAAAGAATTATTGCTTTTAATGGTAATTACAAAAACTAACATATAAAGAGTTTTATGTTCTTTATGGTATTCATGGAACTTCTCAGCCATATTGTGTTGATTATGAAGAAGATGATAAACTTATTCAACACAATACTTTTGCTGATTTAAAATTAGCTATTAAATGTTATAATAATATTGAATTATGTAATACATAAATAAAACTCCTATTGTTAAAGATTTTTCTGAACTTAAAGCACCATATTATTTTATGTATAATCAAGTTTTTGTTCAAACCGATAAAATAAAACTTGTTATACATCATGAAATATATCCTGTTTATATTGAAGAAAATAAAACTAATATTATTCCTAATGAATCCGTTTTATATAATTTAGTAGATAACAAAAATAATTTAATTCTTTGTTGTCATTCTTTATATCAAGCATTATGTGCATTTAATAAACTAAAATAAAACACAATGACTATTGATTTTGAAGATTATGATGGCCATTATATAGCTTCTATGATTGCCGATGAACTTCCCAATCCTTATGATTTTATTCAAATTAAAACTGCTCACCGTGAATATAATGGGAGAGTAATGTTTATTGAAAAGAGATATAATATTACTACTAATTCTATTAAAACTATTGTTAGAATTGATTATAAAATTCCTAAATACTAAAATATGATTTGGAAAGTTTATGATAAGACCGATACTCTATTAGAAACTATTGTTTCTGATATTGATTATTCTAATAAAGATACTATAACATTATCTAATAATAAGATTTATAATATAACTTATTGCGATAAAAAAGAAAAAATTATTTATATTGATAGATTAATATCAGAGATTTTACAATATTACGATATTCTTACAAACAAACAATTTTTTAGTAGTATTAATCCAAATTATATTCCTAATATTAATGAAAAAGTTTCTTTTACAAATGCAATAGATACATATAAAGGATTTGTTGAAGATAAAGTTATTGATATTGATGAATTCAATAATATTACTACTATAAAACTTTATATTAGAATAAATAAAGAATAAAATATGATTGAACAAGTTAATCACCCTGTTCATTACCAAAATAATGGTAAAGAATGTATAGACCTTATGGTAGAAAAATATGGTCTTCGTGCTACTATTGGTTTTTGTATTCTTAATGCATTTAAATATATTTTTAGATGCGGTAAAAAAGAAGGTAATCCTGATTATCAAGAATTAAATAAAGCCGAATGGTATCTAAATTGGGCTGATAAACATAATGTTTTTTCTGATATAGAAACCATGACTAATATTCTTGAACTTCAAAATAAGATTAATAATCTTAGAAGAGATATTGAATCTGGTGTTACCACTAATAAAGAATAACTCCTTTACGGGCAGGCGTGGGTGCGTTAGCACCCACATTCGTGCTTTTAGAGCAATTAAGACTAATCTCATTAAACTTTGTCTTATAAATATTAACAATTAATTGCGTAAAGTAATGAAAAATTATGATGAAGCAACTTGTGTTAGAGAACTTAATAAAAAAGCAAGTTGTGAAGTAGTTGATTTTATCATTAATGTGCTCATTGGAGCAACTGATTTAGGAAATGGCAGTTGGGGAAAAATTGATTTCCTTACAAAACATTGTGGTTATCGACAAATCTTTGTCAAAGAACTTCCAAAACTTACTAAGAAAGTTCGCGTTATTCGTGATGTTGAAGACACTGAAATTACTCCTAAAAGAAGAAAAAAAGGACTTCTTATTGATGCTAAAGTTAATATAAACTTTAAGTATAAATAAGTCATGCCTACATTTGACCTTTCTCTTGTAAAAAAGCCCAAAATCAAGAGAAAAGATAGTTTTAACAAAACTAAAGGCAAATATACTGTTATTCAAAGAAATGTTAAAGGTGTTTGTTGTATTACTTTAGAAGGTTTTTATTATGTTCAATTTGGTGAACATTTATATGAATTTACTTCTGAAAGTTATAACACTATTACTAATGATTATTATTCTAAACAATTAGTTAATGGTAAAATTGTTCATATTAAAACACTTAAAGACAATAATAAGTGGGACGGCGAATATTTTCCATTTGCTCCTGGAGTGATAGTTAAAGGTAATATTGTACGACATAATATCCTTAATGATTATTTCTTTGATTTAAAAGGAACTTATTGTAATTGGAAATATCTTGAAACAACTGAAAGTTTTAAGTTCTTTCGAGATAACTATGAAACAATAAGAGCAAATCAAAATAATGGATAATCTTGAAATTGTAAGTAACAATACAATAAAAAGAACTAATCCAAATATAAATTTTACACAAAGTCAACAAATGGCCATTAATGGACTTCTTGAATTCATTAATAGCCCTTTTGATTCTGGTAAATTTATTAGTGGATTAATAGGCTCAGGCGGTACTGGTAAAACTTTTACTATTAATTATATAATTAATGCCTGTAATTATGCTATAAGTACAATTCGTTGTACTGCTCCAACCCATAAAGCTTGTAGAGTTTTAAGTCAAGCACTTAATGGACTTAAAGTTGAAACTATACAATCTACATTCGGTTTTAGACTTGATACTAAACTTGAAGATTTTGATTATAATAACCCAAGATTTTCTCCAGTTAGTACTCCTAAACTTGAAAATATTAAAGTTTTGATAATAGATGAAAGTTCTATGCTTCCTGCTAAACTTGTTAATTATATTATTAAAATTTGTAAGCCTCTTGAAATTAAAATTATTTTTATTGGAGATTCAAGTCAATTACCACCTGTAAATGAAAAAACAAGTACTGCTTTTAATGTTTGTAATAAATTATATCAACTTACTGAAATAGTAAGACAAGAAGATAATAATCCTATATTATTTCTTTTAAATATACTTCGAGAAGATATTAAAAATAATACTTATAAATTTATTTCTTATATTAATGCTAATTTAAATTCACAAAATGTTAATGAATTTGGAGATGGATATTTTATTTGTAATCCTAATGATTTTACTCAATTAATTGATGAAAGATTTAGAGATGAAGAATATCTTAAAAATATTAATCTTTATAAAATCATTGGATATACAAATGATAAAATTGCTATATGGAATAATTTTGTAAGAAATAGAATTATTAAAGATGCTGATAAAACTATTATTAATAAAAATGATTTAATTATGTCTTATCAAACTATTGTAAATGAATTTAATTCAATAGTTATTAATAATAGTGAAGAATATATAGTTAAAGATATTATTAATTATACTGATACTACTTATGGGTTTAAAGGATTTCTTGTTAAATTTCAAATGGTCAATGGTGGAAATGTAACAACTCCTTTGTTTATTCTTGACCATACTGATAAATTTAGTATTACTAAATATATACAAGTTATTGGAGAACTTGTTAAAGCTGCTAAATTTGCTAACGGAGCTACAAGAAGTAAACGTTGGAAAGAATATTTTGAATTCAAAAAGAAATATCTTATTATGTGTAATATTAAAAATGCTACACAAGTTCTTTATCAAAGAGATATTGATTATGGATTTGCTATTACTTCCCATCGTTCGCAAGGTTCTACTTATGACAATGTTTTTGTCGATATGAAAGATATTATATTTGATAAAAACAATAATATTTATAATAATAAAGCGGAAATGCTTCGTAGACTTTATGTAGCTTGTAGTAGAACTAGACATAAACTTTATATTTGCTATGGGTAAGCGAAATAAAGATAATAATAATTTTCAAGGTAATATTATTAGCAAACTCCCTGTAAAGGAATGCCATTATTGCCTTGGCTGTCCTGCTCGTCTTTATACTCCTAATGAATTTATTGTTTATGGTAAAGGAAATGTTTGTTCTCCAATAATGTTTGTTATTTATGATTCTTATAAACATAAGCAAGATAATATTAAATTACTTAAAGATGTTTATCAAGAATTATTCCAAAAAGATATTTTTGAAGAACATTATGTTACTACTGCTGTTAAATGCGAATGCCAAAATGAAATATTAATGCAAAGTTTTATTAATTGCAGAAATTTACTTTGTGATGAAATTACAAGTATTGTGCCTAATAAAATAATTGTTGTTGGTAACATTCGTATTAATTTTGGTAATAAATATAAAATATATTATATTCCTAATATTTATTCTTTATTATATGGAGAGAAAAATATTGTTAAATTCAAAGAACGATTATTAGAAGCAATTTATGATTAATATTTGGTGCTATGATGTAGAGATATTACCAAATTTCTTTAGTATAACATTTGTTAATCTTAGTTCATATACTAAAACTTTTAAAGATAGTTGCAATATTATTATTAAAAAAGGTAAAGAAAAACGTGTTCCAATTCCACTTACTGAAAAATATAAAGTTAGTGATATTAAAATAATGCTGGATTCAGTTGAATCTAAAACGTTTTGGATTTCAGATTTTAACGATAATCAATTACTCCCTTTAATCGGCTTTATTAATTCATTACAAGCTAAAAAAGACGGTAATAAAAACGTTTTTACGCACTGTTATGGTTACAACTCCGGGGCATACGATAAACTGATGGTTGCTTGCTTACTTATGTATTACAATATGTTTTCAAGTACTAAAGAACTTATTAGAAAACTTTATGATACAAGTAAAAAGATAATTGACCTTCAAGATAATGAAGAAATATCAAGAAAAGATTATTATCTTGATTCTCTTCGTAAATATCCTCTTCCTTATTATGACGTAGATTTAATGAAAGTATTTGCACTTAATAAGGTTGGAACTATTATTGGTTCTGATGGAAAAAAATCTTATTATGGTAAAAGTCTTAAGCAAACAAGTATTAATCTTAAATGGTATGAACTTCTTGAATATGAACTTCCTCCTATTTGTGAAAAAGATGCTGAACTTTATTATAATAATCAACGTTATTCCGGTTTTACTTATGAACAACTAAATAGTGTTATAGATAAATGGGATAGATTTATGATTCCTGAATATGTTGAACCAACCATGCATTATAATAAAAATGATGTTTTTATTATATGCGAAACGGCTCGATTATATTCTGATGAAATAAAACTTCGTTATTCTATTTCTAATGCTTATGAAGTAAATGTTCTTAATAGCTCTCGTAGTAATGTTGCTGATATTCTTTTTACAAAATTTTATTCTGAATTTTCTAATCTTACTCCAAAACAATGGCAAGGCAAGAAAACAGAAAGACATAGTTATCCTCTTAAAAAAGTAATTTTTGATAATATTAAATTTAAAACTAAACCTTTACAAGATTTACTTGAAGAACTTAAAAAAACTACTCTTTATAGTGTTGGTAAAGATGCGCTTAATAAAACTATTGTAATCGGTAATACTAAATATACTTTAGCTACTGGTGGATTACATAGTCAAGACCCTCCTCGTGTATTAAAAAGTAAACTTATTGAATGCAATCCCTCTACAGGCAGGAGCCGAGCCGTAGGCGAGGCAATTACTGATTTTGATTGGAATAATTATACTGATGATAGTTATGTGTATATACACGCTGATGTGTCAAGTTTTTATCCAAGTCTTATGACTGTTTATAAGATTGCTCCTGAACATCTTGATACTGGTTGCTTTACTAAACTTGTTGGGTGGTTAAGAGATACTCGTGTTAAAGCTAAACATAGTGAAGAAGATATAATTGATGGTATTCCTAAAGATATTCTTGCGCAAGCTCTTAAAATTGTAATTAATTCAATTTATGGAAAACTTGGCGCAGAATTTGGTAATCTTTTTGATAGATTAGCAGTTCTTAAAGTTACTATTAATGGACAACTTTTTGCATTTATGCTTAGTGAGGAACTTGAACTTAATGATATTCCTGTAGTTTCTGCTAATACAGATGGTATTGTTGTTAAAGTAAGAAAAGATAAATATTTAACTTTTCAACAAATTTATAAAAATTGGGAAAAATATACTGGATTAAGTCTTGATGAAGAATTTTATTCTGCTTATATAGATAGAGATATAAATAATTATTTTAGTATTGAATTTAATGGTAAATATACTTATAAAGGAGATTTAAATCCTGATATGTATAAAGTAGATTTATCAAAAGGTTATAACGCTCCTATTGTTGCTAAAGCAGCTATTGAATTTTTGGCTCATAATAAACCTGTTCTTGAAACTCTTTACGAGTGTAAAGATATTCTTGACTTTTGTAAAACACAAAATATTGGAAGACAATTTCATACTGAATTTTATAAAGGTCAAACTAAAGAAATATTACAAAGACAAATTAGATTTTATGTTTCTATGATTGGAGGAAATTTATTTAAAGTTTCTAAAGAAGGAACTTTGAATAATCTTTGTGCTGGGTATAAAGTTAATATTCTTAATACTCTTGACGATACACCAATTGAATTGAGAAATATTAATTATTCTTATTATGCTGATGAAGCATATAAGATTATAGACCCTATTAAATTAGGTATCAGTCCTAACCAAAAAGGTAATCCAAATACTAAAACTAAATCTGGTAAGTCTTTGCTTAAAAAGAATGCTCAAGCATATTTTAATCTTTTTGATGATGAAGAAGATTGATATTTATGAAAAAGCTGTACAAAGTTTAATGGAGGAGTTTCAAGCTCATAAGGGTAAAGGATATTGTTATATTTATCCTCCTGCCAATCCAGTAACTTTTGTTACTCAATTTATACAAAGAATAAAAAATAAACGTTCTTTTGCTAAAATACTTGTAGTTGTAGAAGATTGGTCTTTAGTAGATAAATGTAAATCTGCCTTTAAAGGAATGATACCTATTGAAGATTACGATAATTTTATAGTAGATATTACTTTTCTTAGTACAAAATGGATTAATACTTCTTTTAATTATAAATATACATTTGGTGTTACTATTGGATTAAATAATAATTATCCAATTTATGCTTATCTTAATAGAACGTGCCAGTTTGTACTTGGTATTCTTACTAAAGATAACATGAATGCTGATTTTAAATATGGAATAACCCATCAACTTCCATTGCTTAATGTTAACCTTGATGAAAGTAATGTGACTGCTGCAAGAGTTAATACTCCCGTAAATGAATATAGAATACCTCTTCAATTTACTGAAGCTGATAAAGAAATTTATGATAAATATAATGCTTTCATAAAAAGTTGTAATACTATTTTTGGCGGTCTTGATAATATTACAAAATGTAGAATTGGAGATAAAGATAATGGAATAAGTGCTATGGATTTTAGATACAGACTTGCTATTAATAATGGTTGGTCTGAAAAACTCGATACTAATACTGAATTTAACAGACAAATTGATGAAATATATAATCCTGTAAGTATTTATCAAAGAGCAGAATCGTTTTTTAATATTACAAGAGCTAGACGTGAACTTGTAATGAATAATGAAAATAAATTTGATTCTGTTCTTAATATTGTAAAAGATAATATTACTAAAAAAATACTTGTTGTTTGTAAAAATGGCAACTATGCAAATAAATTAATGAAGTATCTAAATAACGCAATTAAAGAATATGATAAAAAAGAAATTGCTGGTTGTTATCATGATGAAGTAGAAGCAAGATATTTTTCTGATAATTTTGGTAATCCTATTGTTTATAAATCTGGTAAGCATAAAGGTGAACCAAGACTTTTTAAATCTGCTATTGTAAGTACTTATTTTGAAGAGTTGTTTAATTCTGATAAAATAAATGTACTTATTATTAAAGAAAGTTCAAATAATAAACTTTTAGTTAATGCTGATATTATTATTTATACAAGTAGCTTACTTGCCGATATATTTGATTTTAAGAAAAGATATGTAAATGTAACGTTTACTAACAATATTACTATTCTTTATAAAATATTTTATAGTGGAAGTATAGAAGAAGATTCGATTAATAGAGAAATACCTTCTACACTTGTTTCAGTGCATGAAAATAGCGAATTGCAAAAATTGCAACTGAATAAGACCACTAATGAAGTAATCATATAGTGATTTTAATGATAAATTTTGTTATTAAATTAAAAAATGTTATATTTGTATCAGTTGATTAAACACACGTTCTTTGAAATATGAATGATGCCAAAGGAGAAACTTCTAATGAGCTTCTTAATGAAAATCCAAGTGGAAGTTCAAAAGAAAATGAAAAGGCACATCAACGCCAAGTAATTGTTCAAGAACAAGGTGGAGATTTAAATCGTCTTAATCTTTTTGATGAAACTCAACTTGCTGCTGCTGAAAACTTTTTAACTAAAGTTATGCGTAGTGAGAAAGGTGGAATTAAATCTGTTAATGATGGTTTAGCTGTTCTTATGAGAGCTAAAGATTTAAATCTTCCTTTTAGTACTTGTCTTGAACATATTCATGTTATTAATGGAAAAACTGGTGTTGATGTTCATATCATCAAAGCATTGCTACTGAGGGCAGGTTGTACTTGGGAATGTCTAAAAGACTATCAACCTCTGTATGAATATACAGACAGTATTAATGTTTATGTTGATGGTTCTCTTCCTGACTATTGTGTAAGATGTATTTCTTCGCAAGAAGCAGAAGATAAACGTTCTAAAGCTGGAGATAAAGATGATAAAGTCTATGTATATCCTGTTAAATTTTATAAAGATTTTAATGGGAATGTTTATAGAGAATATCAACTTAACAGCAAATGCCAACTTGTTGCTAATCGTAGTCAAGCAGTTGAAATTCAAAAAAGTGGTAAAATTCCTGTTTTTAGAATTCCTTCTGTTCCTGTTGATTATGTTACTGAATATCATTTTACTCGTTGGATAAATAATAAATGTATGTTTGCAAATAGTAGATTTACATTTAGCGAGGCTAATGCCGCAGGTCTTTTTGAAAAAGATACTTATAAAAAATATTCAAGAGTTCTTATTCAGCATCGTGCTTTTACTTATGGTGCTCGTGATATTGCGAGTGATGTTCTATTTGGAGTTATGGAAACTTCAGAACTTAAGATTGTTAATTCTATTGACATTGATGAACAAGATGCTATAGATATTAATAATTGAAATTAAAGTGAAACTTACACTCAATTAAGTTATAAAAACAATAATCGTTTAACTTTTCAAAATTCATTTTATTATGAAAGAGATAACTTCAAAGAAGATGAGCTTCGGCTTTGGTGTAGTAGTTAGTGGTCAGAGAAACACTACTTATGCTCCTGAACTTGTTGCACTTACTACCAAAGGTGGTTTTAGACTTACCCCTCCTGTTACAAAAGCTCTTGGCCTTCAGCATGGTGACAATGTAATGTTCATTTCTAATGAAGATACCATTGATGCTGCTATTCGTGAGCATGTTGCCGAGCTTGTTGAGTTCTGTTCTGCCAACGGTCTTGACATTGATACTCCAGAAGCTGCTATTGCAATTCATAAGGAGTTTGATGTATGGGCTATTGCTAAGGGTATTCAAGAGTTCAACAAAGATGGTTCAGTTAAGACTACTACTGAGCGTCTGAGCAAAGAGCAGAGAGAAGCTTATGCTCGTCAGAACTTTGATGCTATGGTTGCTTCTGTTGAGGCTAATGGTGATGATGAAACTAAAGCCGCTCTTGAAGCTGCTGAAACTAATGAGGACAAAGTTGCTGTTCTTGCTACATTTGTTCGTGGTACTGAGCTTCCTAAACTTACTGGTTCTAAGTGTGCTAATTCTTCTGCTATGCTTGGAACAGGCACTGTTCTTACCTTTACAGATTCTAATGTTTGGGGTAAACTCAAGAGTGGTATGAATCGTGAAGAGCTTGGTACAAAAGCTCGTGTATTCTCTGTTGATATTGAGAATATTCAGCATACTGAAGTTTATGATGGAACCAAAAATGTTGAGATTCCTATTCTTTTAATTGGTTCTTCTGTTGATGTTGACGGTGGTCGTATCAAGAATGAGGACTAATTTGGTTCTAAAATAATCATTCGTATTTCAAGTGATAATTGAGTTGGAAGTAATGAAAGTAATTAGTTACTTCCAACTCTTTTTTATATCTAATGTTTAATTAAACAAAAATTACAAATTATGCCCGATGCAACTGTTAATGGAGCACAAAGTGCACAAGCTGCTCCAGAAGTAAAAAAAGTTGTTCGTAGAGGTATTAGTAATGCCACTACTGGAACTGCTCGTTTAAAATTTAGCGAAAATGATGCTAATCCTTCTAATGGACTTTTTCTTGCTCATGTTGAGAATGTAGAAATTACAGAAGCTACTATTGGTGAGGATAAAACTGGTATTCCTTCTTTTGCTGGACTTACTATTCCTTTCTTAAATATTTATTTTGCATCTAACGATGCAGACGCTAATCGTCGTAAATATGTAAGACTTAGGTTTAGTCCGGTTGAATCTTCTGTTGAAACTATTCCTGGAGGAAAAGGCGCTTGGAAAGTAGATAGAGTTCTTAATTGGCTCAAACATATTCTTGATGTCTTTGTTCTTAAAGGACGTGAGATGACAGAAGAAGAAATTGCTGCACTTTCTCTTTCTTATGAAGATTTTGATGAGCAAGGTGAATATGTCAATGTTGATGGAGAAACTGTTGTTGCAGCTTGGAAAACACTCTTTGAGAATTTTGTAAATATTCTTGTTAGAGGTAAAGACGGTGCCCCTTATTATAAGTCCAATGACGGAAAGTTTATTACCGTTTGGATTAAACTTCTTCGTTATATTAAAGCCGGTAAGAAAGGTTGGCAAGAAGTTGATGGAGGAAATCTTACTTTTCCTCAATTTGTAGGCGAAGGTGCTATTGAGCTTTATAAGCAAAATGTTCCTCCTGTTATTAGAGTAGATGTTACTCGTGAAAACATTCGTCCTATGAAACTTGATAAGCCTAAGACTCCTAATATGCCTGCTGGACTTCCTGGAGGAGTTTCTATTGATGCAGGAATGGGTCTTGGAGGAGGACTTGGTTCTGATGGATTTATGCCTGGAGCTGGAATAGGCATAGAAGATATGCCTGAATTTTAACATATAATTGCTGTTATTAGGGGCTATGAGATTTTTCTCGTAGTCCCTTTTCTTTTATTCAGATGGGAAGAAATGTTAATTCATCTAATCTTAGTAAAAATTATATTCTTTCTAAAGTTAGTCAAGTTACTATTTTTAGTACATATTTTGATTTACCTGTTCAGATAATTAATAATTGTATTGAAACTGGCGAATTAATACTTTCTCCTATCAGAAATGACCAACACCCAACTTGTGGTTTTCGATATGATAATCGAGGTAGATTAAAATTTAAAGATTTTGCTGGATATTTTTGGGGAGATTGTTTTGATGCTGTTGCTTTAGTTTTATCTACTATAAAAGGAAAACAATATAATGTTTCTAATAAAAATGATTTTATTACTATTCTTACTCATATAACTTATACTTTTAAAAATATATTTTATGGTACTGAAATAGATACAAACGCTATTTCTTTAATAAGTAATAGTCTTGAACTTATTAAGAAAAAGAAACCTGTTATAGAACTTGTTGTTCGTGAATGGACTGAAGAAGATAAAAAATATTGGAATAATTTTGGTATTACTTTACAATATCTTAATCTCAATTTTGTTTATCCAATAGACCAATATTATATTGACAGAAAAATTAATCCTCAACCTAAGTATTTTTATAAAGAAAGCGACCCTTGTTATGCTTATTATCTTGGTAAAGATAAAAATAATATTATGAATATTAAACTTTATTTTCCTAATAGGCATCATCAATGTACTCGTTTTATTACTAACTGTAATCATCTTGAAGGTATTCTTAATTTAACAAGAAATGATTATGATTTTATTGTTATTACTAAATCTACTAAAGATAGATTAAGTATTGGTTGTACTCTACTTTCAACTTCACTCTTTTACAGGCAAGATGCCAAAAACAAAATTGGAGTTATTAATGTTCCCCATGAAACATATAAACTTAGAAGTTTTGAATATGATTGGCTCAAGTCTAAACTTTCTATAAATGGTATTATTGTTTCATTGATGGATAATGATAGAACAGGTTATATTGAAGCTCAATGGCTTCGTAAAAAATATGATATTGTTCCTTTAATTATTCCAAAAGAATATGAAAGTAAAGATTTTGCTGAACTTCGTTCTAAAGTTACTTTTGATAGCATTATAGAACTTATAAAATCTACTATTAATAAAGTTGAAGAATATGAGAAAACGAAAGAATATATTAGGAATAAAGAAACGAGTGATATTAGCCCGTTTTGATTTTAATTCAATAGTTATGGAAGCTATTGATGAAAATGATGAAAAATCTTTAGATAAACAAAGTGAAAAAGATAATATTAATTATTTTTTTAATAATCTTTGTTTAAAAAATAAAGATATTGTTCTTTATGGAGAAATAAATCTTGAAGATAAAAAAGATATTAAATATCTTGA